TGAAATGACAATACTTGTTGGACTATCAAAAGAATATTTTAGATGTATAAGTTGTGGTGCTGATCTTCAGCAACACATAAACGGACACATAACATATCTACCTACAATCACACCTAGAACACCCATGTCAGCGGTGAAATACTTTTTTGGCGATGGCAAAACAGAAGTTTAAAAATTTTATACCTAGACCAAAACCACGTAAACGTCCACGAAGACACAAGAAAAACTTGTCAAAATCAGAGAAAAGATCGCATAAAAAATATAATAGACAAGGCCGTCCACAGTAGTTGACAAAGATCCCAAAGTATCCTATACTGATTTGGTTCCTGGGTATGAACCTTTATAACAACTGCCCATAACATACAGGAGAAATAAATATGGATAAATTAGATAAAATACTTGAAAAAGGTGCTCTTCTAGCAAAGCTGATAGAGCTGAGTGATATGAAACTCTATCTTACAAAAAGAGAAATAGAGTTAAGAGATGAGATAAAAAAAATAGAAGAAGATGAAAGAAAAAATAGTAACGCTTAAACCAGTAGGTATCTCACAGAAACAGTGGGCCAGTTTTTTATTAGAATTAAATCTAATGAAGAAGGCATGGAAACCATACGGTGTTGATGTGCAAATGTCAGCACCAGGTTTACGTAATGTTTTAAAGTGGGGCACTAATGCTTATGTCACAAACAAAAAAGTTAGACGAACTAGCAAATCTTTACAACAAGACGAAGAAGACGAAATATAAAGATCTTTGGTATAAAGAAGTTAAGGAGTTAGCTAATGGAGTTGGATATCATCGTTCTGAAGGACGAGCTATATCACGTAGTGAAATATGCAAAAAACGTTGTTGATTGTTTTGATATGTGTGATGTAATTAGAGACAATATCACAACATATATAGAAAGTATTAATAGACACATTATCAAAGAGGGCATGTGGGCAGGCGGTCAGTTTTTTGGTTGTATGTGCAGGTAAACCTACCCCGTATAGAGAGGGAAATAAAATGGGGTAGGTCTATGATGAGAACAAAGATAATTACCAATTATCATTAAATAAGATTAACGTCAAGTTTCTTGGGTCGGAGAACAATAAAATTTAATAAATATCATTTTTTCATTAACATCTGTAGACCCAATTTTTTTCATTTGAACAATTGATTCTTCATACCCTGCATTTAAGCAAGTATATAGGTCAGAGTAAGATCCTTCATATTCTATCGGTGGTAGACATTGATTAGCCATACCCGAACAAAATATAAAAGTTAGAATAAATTTCATTGACAATCCTATATATTAATCTATAAATAATACAAATATGAAAGGAAACAATTTATGACAGACATGACGAAATACAGAAACGTTTCACTATCAAAGGCAGCATACAAGGTTTTGGAACAGTTGTCGAAGACATTATTGCCCGATGCAAAACTATCTGTTGCTAAAACGATTGAAGTGTTGGCAAATGAAAAAGCGAGGAAACTAAATGGCAATCTTAAAAAAAGTTAAAATGATTTGTGATACCTGCCATGGCAATGGGTATATTAGAGTTGCAACTGGTGACACATCAATAGACTTTAGAGATAATAGTCAAGTTCAACAATGTTGGGACTGTGATAGCGAAGGAGAGTTTTATGAAACAATTGAGACTGATGATATTTCTAATGACGCTAACGGTAGTGATAGTATCCACTAATGGTTTCTGAAACAGATATAGCTTATATCGCAGGACTATTTGATGGTGAAGGTTCTATCACTTACAAACAATACATGAGAAAGAGAAAACATAACAAGAAAGCATATCCGACCTGGAGCATCAGGATGGAGATAGCTATGACAGATGAATCTATTTTACGATGGGTACATGAAGTATTAAAGGTTGGAACAGTTAATCCTAAAAGATACAGGACTAAATATACTGTTGGTTGGAAGAAGCAATGGAGATGGCGTTGTCAATTTAGAGATGCTTATTTTGTTGCAAGAGTTCTTTGGCCATACATACATATTAAGATGACTGGTATTCAAAAAATAATCGATCACTATGGTGACCATAAAATTATGAATGGCAATGTAGTTGATTTAAACAAGTACAAAGAATTTATGAGTTTAGAAGTTTAAAATAAGAAAGGAACATTATGAAAGATTATAGAATAAAGATAACAATAAGAAATGAAAGATTATTAACAGCGATTGAATCACTAGGTTTTGTTAGTGTAAGACAATTTTGTGCACAACACGCACTAGATTACCAAAGAGTAACAGAAATTATACGTGGTAAATTAAAACCTTTAGATACCAAAGGTAGAGTAATAAAAATAGTTGAAGAATTATTAGAGATAACAGGAGTAACTTTAGAAGAAGCGTTTACAAAAAGACAACTTCAAGGTTTTCACAAAGCTAGTTTTGAAATGAAGGTTGTTGAAAAAGATCTTAAAAAACTAATTAATCCAATAAAAAATCAAGAGCAAAGAGTAATAGAACAAGATGTAAAATTAAAATTATTAGAAGCTTTTGCCATTAGGCTAAGTTCTAAAGAAGAAAAAGTTATTAGACTTGCCTATGGTTTTGATGATGGACATGAACATACCCTTGAAGAAATGGGTCAAATATTTGGTGTTTCTCGTAGTAGAATAGGACAAATCAAACAGAGAGCAGAAAGAAAATTAAGACACCCAAGTGTTGCCAGTAAAATAATTAACACTGGTTTTGGTGAAATTTATACAAAAGTTAATTTAACAAAAAAACAAATCTCAAATGCACAAAAATTAGAAGATACTGGTGGAGTAGATCTTACTGAATTAAAAAAAAGAAAAAAGGAGAACCATGTCGAAAAGTAAAATGTGTGAAACTTGCAACACACCATTATTAAAAGAAGAGTTGCCTGAAAACAGAAACCCATTACCCATGCCATTTTTACCAATGCCTTTTGAGCTAGAGTGTATGGTATGTTATATGAAAAGAGCTGATCTTGACGGTAAATCTAGTGATCCTGAATTACAAAAGGAGCATGAAAAATTTATAAAAAGAGAACAGGAAAATAGAAGAAAGAGGTTTAGTTAATGACAATGTTTCATGGACTAGGTATGTTTATATTTGGTATGAGCGCCTTGATTTTTGGTGCGATAATAGCTTATTTTATAATTAATAAAGTGATGAAAGACGATGAAGAAGAACGATAAATATAACTATGCTGATGGTAAACAGATCGAGGATCATGGATCACGGATCTATGACGTTGCAGGATATCGTTTACCAAGTGTCACCACCATATTAGGTAAAACAAAAGACCAAAGTTTTTTAAAAGAATGGAAAGCTAAAGTCGGTGAAAAGAAAGCTGAAGAGATAAAGAATTTATCGAGTGTGAGAGGCACTGCCATGCATAAATATCTGGAATCTTACATACAGGATATAGGATACGAAGATTTTACAGGTATTGGCAATGAAGCCAAATCTATGGCAGAAAAAATTATTGAATTTGGCCTTGTACCAGTCGATGAATACTATGGATCGGAGGTCACCATGTATTACCCTGGACTGTATGCGGGCCAAACCGATTTGGTTTGCATACACAACGGGGAAGATGCCATAGTAGATTTTAAACAATCAAATAGACCAAAGAAGAAGGAGTGGATAGAAGATTATTACCTGCAGATTGCAGCATATGCCATGGCCCACGACTATGTGCATAAGTCTACGATCAAAAAAGGTGTGATAATGGTATGTACCCCTGACCTATACTACCAAGAATTTGTCGTTGAAGGGGCAGAATTAAGGCAATATAAACACAAATTCTTGAAGAGATTGGACATGTATCATGAACTAAAATTTGATGAAAAAGAGCAGTACAACTCTGAAAAAGAGAATGAAGAGTATTTAAAAGAATTAAAGGAGAAGCTATGAACGAACGATTAAGAAAAGTCATGGAGGCTAAATATAAGGCCGTGATTGAAGACTGTAAGTATAAGATTAAATGCTACAGTGATCAGGAGATCATCATTCCTGAACATCCAGATATTACAGCTGAGATAGATACCCTGCTAATTAAAATGGCTGAAGCTGAAGACAAGTTGGCAGTAATGGAGCTACACTATGGCAAGAATGAGGCAACAAAAGCTGTTTTGTAGGTATCGGAAAGTGGTTTCTATGTATCGGGTTCCGATACATAGAAAGTCAAAATACGCTGTTCTTTAGAACGGTTCTAAAAAACTAGCCGATTTTGGTAAATTTTCCGATACATAGAAGTCATTTTCCGATACATAAAATGGCCTTCCGATACATATCCCGATACATAAAAGCCAGTAAATACGCCATCCCGATACTTCCGATACATAAATTATTTTTTTCTAAAATTTTTTTGACTCGGGGTCTAAAAGTGACTTCTATGTATCGGAAACTTATAATATAACAAGATATGCCTAGGAAAAGAAGAAAAGCTATTGCCTCTAATACAACTCCCGATATACCTTATCCGAAAGTCCGAGTGGAGTGGATCGACTGCGTGAGCGATTCGGGCTGGGCTACTGAAAAAGAATTCGATAGAATGAAGTTGGCCAAACCAGTTAATGAAGGTTGGCTATATTCTAAAGATAAAGATTCAATCAAATTGTTTGCATCTTACGATAAAGATGACGATGGTTTTAGTTTTGGAGATAGAACTATGATTCCTCGGGCTTGGGTAAAGAAGATTCAGAAGATATAGTCTCGGACTTACCTTCAATAGTTTTAGCATTTAGCAATGGTGCATAGTCGTCTAATATTTGTTTCATTTTGTTTTCTAACTCTTGCTCTGTTAAATCCTCTAGTTTTCCTGTTTTTATTATCTTCCTGTCTATGTATAATCCTGCTGCTTTGCCTCTATTTGTCTCTGCGTTTACAGCAGAAGAAAAAGAACCTTTTTTAAGAGCCATCTCTTTGATACGATCTAGTTCTGCAACATGGCCTTCATAAGTCACTGCATATTTTTGTATTTTTTCTTCTCTAAGTTTACCGATATAGTCTACAACCAATGGTGATAATTTAGGATTTGTTAATTCATAACCTTCCTGACTACATCTATTGGGACTAAATCCTGCTAGTTTTGCAGCCTCTGTTTTAGTCACTGCTCTACCTTCTTTGTCACCAAATACTAGTATTTCAGCAAACTTTCTTTGCATTTCTGTTAATCGCTTAGGTACACCCATATTTGACAATCTAAGGTAACTATCCTATAAAGTCAATAATGAAAGTATACGGAAGAGGCCCATTAGATTTGACTAGAAGACTAGCTAACTTGGAGGAAGCTGTGGAAGGCTATAAGGTTTTAGTTGAAGAGCAGAAAAAACAAATCTGGGAATTAAAAAAAGTTGTATCTGAGAACGAAAAAAACAAAAATCTATTGCAAGGATATCAAAAAGTGATAGAGGATTTATCATTCAGGTTGCGTAAATAATGTTTGTAAAACACCTGCAAGAGTATTTAGACAAGTTCACAGAAGGCCCTAACGGTAGAAGAGGCAACGCTGTCAGCAATGCTAGAATATATATTGCAACAAAAGGTGGCTATCTTGAAGAGATAAAACGGATTGAAGTGCATGAGAGTAATAATCCTAAAGACACATCTATCCGTGTTGTTTTGAAACCAAATAGAGAAGAAAAACTTATTTTACCACCTGGTTATGTAAAAGATTATTAACTAGGAGTATTACCCGATGCAATGGGGCCAGAAGCTAAACTATATAAAAAACTTAAAAATTCTTCAAAAGATATCATTTGGACTAGAATTGAGAACTTCAGTCTACTTGGGACTCCTGATATACTGGGGTACAATAATCGTTTTACCTTTTTCACAGTAGAGTTAAAAGTTGCAAGTGGCAACAAAGTTCGCATGTCCCCTCATCAAGTGTCGTTTCATATCAAACATCCTAAAAATTCTTTTGTGCTTGTGGAGTGGAAGGATAAACATTTATTATTTGAAGGGCATCAATCGCTTGCGCTTGTAGATTCTTCTTTGTCCTCGCTTGAGCCTGTCGCTTCATCGCTTGAAGATTCAGTATCTTTTTTATCATCGCTTGGTGGTTGATTCTTTTTAAGTTCTTTGTAATATTTTGGATGTTTAAATGTGTGGGTCGTTATACTACTCACTTTCTTTCATAATCCATTGACAATCATTTGTATAAGTTGAATTTGGATGTTTATCTTTCATTTGTTCATGCTCACATTCAAAACAACAATAGTCATTTATAAAATCACACAAATCACAATCTTCACTTGGTTTTATAAAATCTAAATTTATATATTTCATTTTTTATACCATCCTTTGTCTTCAATAAGATCACAAATCGTTTTAAATTCTGCCTTACCATCATGTTGATCTGCGTCCCAACCTTTTGCATTTATTTTACAAATTTCTAAAACTTTTTTAAGTTTATCTTTGTATGGGTTAATAACTTCAAACGCTCGGTCATAGCCCCGCTCTTCTGCAAGGTCTTCATCTTCTCTTATTTCCAAGCCTGCGCTTTCACACTCTTGTATTATACACTCTTCAACTTCATTTTGAGGTATCATATCATTTAAACAAAAATAATGTTCTGGTAGTTTCATATTATCCTTTCTGCTCGCTTGCGCTTGTCGCTTGCGCTTGTCGCTTGCGCTTGTCGCTTGTTAGTTTTAAATGGACTAGTTATTTTTTCTCGAGTATTTAATGACATATAACTAGCCCATTTATTCGCACAAAATTAAACATCTTGCACAAATCCATTAAAATTTTTAATTGCTCGACCTTTAGCCCGTAAACCTACAATTATTTTTTTAGGGTCTAAATGTCTTAAATCATGTTTATCACCATCAATTACTTTACGTCCAAGCCATTTTTTTGGTAGTTTTTTTCTAAATACTGTTGCAATATTGTATTTAGTTTTTAAGACTTTTTTAACATTATCTGAATTATTTTCCGCTTGTGAGTAGGTTAAGCTATAATTTTTTGGCAATTTTTGTAATAATCTATTAGCGATTTTTGTATAATCTATAAATTGTACATTAGGGTTATTTTCCATTAAATTTTTACCATTTTCTAATCTATAACGCTCGAAGGGTAAATCGCTTGTCCCGTTCAATCTAACAGTATATTTTAATTTTTTTCTTTTTGCTCGCTCGCTTGAGAGTTTTATTTCGCGGTCTAAATGATTTAAGAATTTCAACCTATCCGCTAAAAAATAATATTTCTTATTTAATCTTGATTTTTGAACGCTTGTCATTTGACCCCGTCCGCTTGTGTTTAAGCATAAATCAACACATACGGGGCTAGAACTAGCACATATATTCACGCCACCAATATTTGACGGGGCTAAATGTAATATTTCACTTAAATATTTATACCCGCTTGATTTTTGCATTTTATAGGTTGAACTACCTAATAATTTTTTTTGTTCTTTATATTTATATTTCATACTTTCATCTTTGTTAGGGTTATATGCATTTAAAGATTTTATATTTCCTACTTAAAGGATTGCTCATAGCATATAACCCATATTACAAGGACAATAATTTTAACAATATTGTCATTTAGGAATATAAGGGCTTGACAACATATTGTCAATAGGATATTTTGGGATAATCAATAAATAAACATAAAGGATAATAACATGAACAAAGATGAAACACACAAACCCGTTATTTTTTCAGATAAAAAAATAAAAATTTATGAAAAAATAATTAAAGAACAAACGGCCGAAAAAAAGCGAGAACTAAATAGATCGCTTGACAATAAAGCTGACGGGCTAATGAAAAAAGAATATCCAACCTTTTTAAAATCTATTAAAGTTAAAAAAGAATTGGATATATTACAAAAAGCTGACAATGAGTTAAAAGAATTTGAGAGGCAATTAGAAAATAAAAAACAGCGTTTAAAAGATGCTGTTAAAATTGCTGTCAAAAAGTGTCAAGCGATTTGTGAGCGTCAATCTAAAATTAATGATTGGGACGCTAACTTTGATTTTTATCAAGCTGACTTTGATAGTTTTAATAATAAACTTGATCAAATATGCCGTGATGAAATCACCAAGAAATTGAGAAAATCAACAGTTGAGGGCAAGCAATTGGACGAAATAGACAATAGAATGAAAAATTTATTGTTAACTTTAAGTTATCCAAATTTAAAAGCTAAAGCCGTTGATCTAAATAAAGCTCTTGAAAATGGCGGGTCTATGTTGGCAATTGCTCTTAACCCTGACACGCTTAAACAAATAGGCAATAACTAATTATATGATTAAATTAAAAAAACCTATTTATTTTGAGAGTGGCTTTGAAAATTTTAAAATAAGTAATACACAAAGCAATAGGGTCGAGGATCTAATAGGAAGTATTAATTCAGTATTAAAAAAACAAAATATGTTAATTTGTTATTGTACTGATAAATATAAAAATAAAACCTTATTTTCAGCGTGGGAAATAAGACCTTACCCCGAAAAATAACACTTGACAATAGGGGATATTAAATTAATATCCCCTATATACAGATATGAATAATAACAAAAATAATTGGATATTTTCTTTTGATAGCGATAAAAATATTTCTTTTGCTATTGCAAGTGTTTTAAATGGTTATTATGAGCATAATTACAATTTTACAAATAATATTCAAGCTATTCAATCAGTACATAATTTAAGTAAATCGCAAGCTAATAAAGTAATTAAAAAAGCAAGATTATTTATAGCTAACAATAAAGGATAATATTATGAAACAATTAAACTTACTAGATCCTAATTATTTTGAGGATCAATTAATAGAAAATATGAAGCGTGAAAATGAATTACGGGGTTATGCTAGATTATTTTTAATTAATGACTTGTTAGGACAATTAGCAACTAATTTGAAAAATAAACAAGATGTTGAAAAATGGTTATTAACACAAAAAGACAACGCTAAAACCATGATAAAATTAAACGCTAAATTTAAAGACCCTGATATTGATAAATTATGAAATTAAAAGAATTAATTAAAAAATTAGAAAAATGCGATCAAAATAAAAATGTTGTAATTTATTCAAATGAAAGTGATTTATTTGAATATGATTTTTTATGTATTTATGAAAATGAGGGTCAAGTTGAATTGCACGTAAATGAGGGTCAAAAACTATGAAATTAAAAGAATATACCAGCGTTGTTAAATTGGAATTTAGTTGTAATAATTTTGAAGCATATTCTATAAAAGAATATAAGCAAAAAGTAAAAAATTCTTTTAAACAAGAATTTGATATTAATTTGCAAGATGATGAAATAACAGAAATAGAGTACGCAAAATGACTGAATTAAAAGACGAGCATTTTGAAGTTATAAGTAAAAATAAACAAAAAGCACATGAAGACCGCCAAAAAATGCGAGATCAACTGGCGTTTTTTGTTCTCAATTGCGATAGCTACGATTTAATGAAATTATATGATGAATTCAAGCGACTTAAAAAAAACAAGTAATTATAAAAGGTATTCAAAAAAAGATTTTTTAGATTATGCTGAAGCATTTGATTATTGGGACGCTGAAAAAAACAACCTTAAAAAGATGAAAGTTGATGAATTGCGAGATTTTTTCTTATTCACTCATAAAGACAATGAAAATGGACATGAATTAGATTTAAGGAATTATAAATGCTTAGATTGTTTAACTGTTTTAAAACCTGATTATATTAGCAATAAAAATAAATATTACTGTTGCGATTGTTTATAAAATAACCTTAAAAAAACATAATCAAAAATAATCAATAAGTGTTGATTAATCTATATTTTATATAAATTTTCACCATTACATTTTGAGTTATTGCGGGGTTAATTACTTGCCCCGAGCCGTGATCCGTGAACCACGCTAAACTTTTTGAGATCGCTTGTCCGTGATTCATTTAGCTTGTAGCTTGTGCATTTTTTATGAAAATTTTAGCTTGTGCGTTGAAAAATAAAATAAAAATAAAAATTTTTTTTAAACCCTCACCGCTAACTAAATTACGTCAATTTAATTAGCGGTTTCTACGGGCCCTGATCGATCACGCTCACAACCACCGCTTACGTTCGTTGATTGTTAGAGGGTCATAATAGTCAATCTATTTTAGTACTATTACTGACCCTCTAACAATGGGCCGTTGTTCACGGCCCATTGAACTATCTAAATTCTCTAAAATCAGGGGCTACAATTCCATAACCGCCCCAATCTCTATGAATATTAAGATTGTTATTTCTTATATATTCATCATCAATTTTTAGAGCATAACCTCGAGCATCACCATTTAAAAAAAGAACTTTTTTATTGTTCAAAATGGCCTCAACTTTAGTTAATATCTTATCCGCTTTTTGATCCCATTCAAGCTGATCAATTTTCCCGTTGCAAAAATCAAGGGCTAATTTATGGGCTTTGTTCTCGAGCCTAAACAACCGCTTACATAATTTAACGGGATCTATATCTTGATCAAGATTAAACACGGCTTTTAAATTTTGGCCGTGTTTAGTGATCCTTGAATATAAGACCTCTTTTTTATTGTCCGTCATTATCCTTGACACTATAAAAAAAATAAGTTATTGTCAATAGTGAAAGGACAATTAAAAAAATGACATTAAAACAATTAGAATTTGATTTTAATGCTCCGAAACCTAAAAAGCCTAAATTTTGGAAAATTGGAATTTATTCAATTTACCGAGAACAAGGCGGTGATGAAGAAGGCGGGTGGGCATATGATCAAATGGAATTAGTTAAAGGTTTAAAAAAATCTTTTACTAATAAAGCGGACGCTTTTAAATGGGCTAGGCGTATTAATAATTTACCTAGTTTTAAAAATCAACGGGGTTTTAGTTGGGAGGCTAAACACGGAGCAAGGGTATTTTTTAGAGGGTTGCCGAATGACTACCCAAAAAACCCGCCTTATTACTCTTAACACTTTTTTTCATTAGCTCCCACTTAACACGGCCCAAGTCTCTTGGGCCGTGTTTTTTTATGCGTGTTTTTTGCGTGTGTTTTTTCTGTAGGGATCCTAAAAATTTTCCAAAAATATTAAAGTACGAAGTACCTTATACCCCTAAACGCAGAAAGGGATCCTAATATATGTATATATATGCTTGATTTATACATACATAACCTGTAAAAAACGTTTTGGTACCATGGACTTGAATCAGGTAGATATAGAAAAATTACCTGCAGATGTCAGGAAGACCTTCCGACAACTTCAAGTGTTGCATGCAGAAAAAAAGATACAGAATAAGGCTAAAAATGATTTCCTATCTTTTGTCAAATGTGTGTGGCCAGATTTTGTAGAGGGGTCCCACCACAGGCACATTGCAGATAAATTTAATAAATTGGCGACGGGTGAAATAAATCGTTTGATCATTAATATGCCTCCTAGGCATACTAAATCAGAATTTGCATCATACTTGCTACCAGCATGGATGGTGGGCCGTGATCCTAAACTCAAGATCATTCAAGCAACACACACGGCAGAACTAGCAATAAGATTTGGTCGTAAGGCAAAGAATCTTATCGACTCAGAAGATTACGCAAAAATTTTTAAAACAAAATTACAAGAAGACAGTAAAGCAGCAGGACGTTGGGAGACATCAGATGGCGGTGAATATTATGCAGCTGGTGTTGGCGGTGCGATCACAGGTCGTGGTGCAGATCTCTTGATCATTGATGATCCACACTCAGAGCAAGATGCTTTATCAAAAGCATCTTTGGAGAGAGCTTACGAGTGGTATACGTCAGGCCCACGTCAGCGTTTACAACCAGGTGGTAAAATTATTTTGGTTATGACCCGTTGGTCTACGAAAGATTTAACAGGTGCATTAGTTGCTTCACAAAAAGAAGTTAAGGCTGACAAGTGGCACGTGGTCGAGTTTCCAGCAATCATGGATAACGGACCAGTGTGGCCAGAGTATTGGAAGATGGATGAACTTGAAAAAGTCAAAGCAGCTCTGCCCGTTACTAAATGGAACGCACAGTGGATGCAACAACCAACTAGTGAAGAAGGTGCAATATTAAAACGAGAGTGGTGGCAAACTTATGAAGAGGATGACATTCCACAAATACACCACGTCATACAATCTTACGATACAGCTTTTTTGAAAAAAGAAACTGCAGATTATTCTGCTATTACTACATGGGGTATATTCTATCCGTCAGAAGATAGTGGTGCCAATCTAATATTGTTAGATGCCATCAAAGGTAGATACGAGTTTCCAGAGCTACGTCGTCTTGCATTAGAGCAGTATAGATATTGGAATCCTGAAACAGTTATCATTGAGGCAAAAGCATCTGGTCTACCACTAACTTACGAGCTTAGAAAAATGGATATACCCGTTATGAACTTTACCCCGTCAAAAGGAAACGATAAGCATGCCCGTGTGAATGCTGTTGCACCTCTGTTTGAATCTGGTATGATATGGGCTCCGAACCAAAAGTTTGCAGAAGAGGTGATTGAAGAATGCGCCGCTTTCCCTTTTGGTGACCATGACGACTTGGTTGACTCCACCACGCAAGCCATCATGAGATTTAGACAAGGTGGCTTGATCGATCATCCAGAAGATTATGTGGATGAGATCAAAGAACAGAAACAACGAGTATATTATTAATGGTAAAAAAGCTCACAACCACAATACCACCGTTACGAGGGCCTAATCCACAGGGGTTGAATGTTCCGTTAAAACAAGTTAAAACGATCAAACTGGAGAAATTAAATGGCAGAAATAGACAAGTCGCTTCCAAACGAAGTTCGAACAGAAGTACAGTTACCAGCTGAAGAAGTAGTTGAGGAAGAAGTTACAGAACAACAAGGTCCCGTAGAAGTAACACCAGAAGAAGATGGTGGTGTTACATTAAACTTTGAACCAGGAGCAGTTAACGTTCCAGGCACAGAAAATCATTTTGATAATTTAGCAGATATTTTACCTGACGATATTTTAGATCCAATCGGCAATGACATGGTTAATAATTACATGGATTATAAATTGTCTAGAAAAGATTGGGAGCAATCTTACATACAAGGTTTAGATTTATTAGGATTCAAATACGAAAATAGAACAGAGCCGTTTCAAGGAGCAAGTGGTGCCACACACCCAGTTCTTGCAGAAGCGGTAACACAGTTTCAAGCACAAGCTTATAAAGAATTACTGCCTGCAGAAGGTCCTGTAAGAACGGATGTCGTAGGGGCAGTTACACCACAAACAGAGCAACAATCAGATCGTGTAAAAGATTACATGAATTATTTGTTGATGGATCAAATGCAAGAGTATGAACCTGAGTTTGATCAGATGCTGTTTCATTTACCACTAGCTGGATCAACTTTTAAAAAAGTTTACTACGACCAACTTCTAGGAAGAGCAGTGAGTAAATTTATACCTGCGGAGGATTTGATTGTTCCGTATACGGCTACCTCATTAGACGATGCGGAGTCAATCATCCATTCGCTAAAAATGTCAGAGAATGATTTAAGAAAACAACAAGTCAACGGTTTTTACAGTGACGTAGAGTTAGGACCGCCAAGTGTTACTAACAACGATGATTTAACAAAAAAAGAACGTGAACTAGACGGCACAAAGAAAACTGGAAAACAAGAACCAGTTTATACTTTGTTAGAGTGTCATGTTAATTTAGATTTAGAAGGTTTTGAAGAAGTTGATTCTGAAGGCGAACCAACTGGAATTAAACTGCCTTACATCGTAACGGTTGAAGAAGGATCCAGAAAAGTTTTAGCTATCAGACGTAACTATGCACCTGAAGATATAAAGAAAAGTAAAATCCAATATTTTGTCCATTTTAAATTTCTTCCAGGTCTTGGGTTTTATGGCTTTGGGTTAATTCACATGATTGGCGGATTGAGCAGAACTGCAACTGCTGCTCTCCGTCAATTATTGGATGCAGGTACATTATCTAATTTACCAGCAGGATTTAAACAAAGAGGTGTAAGAGTTAGAGACGAAGCATCTCCAATACAACCAGGTGAGTTTAAAGATGTAGATGCACCAGGTGGTAATTTAAGAGAATCGTTTTTCCCATTACCATACAAAGAACCATCAGCAACATTATTACAATTGATGGGTCTTGTTGTTGGCGCTGGTCAAAGATTCGCGGCTATTGCTGATATGCAAGTGGGTGATGGTAATCAACAAGCGGCTGTTGGAACAACAGTTGCATTATTGGAACGTGGATCACGGGTCATGTCTGCAATACATAAAAGATGTTACGCAGCTATGAAAAAAGAATTTAAATTACTTGCAAAAGTAGTAGCACAATATCTACCAGCAGAATATCCGTATGACGTGGTCGGTGGTGCAAGAAACATTAAGCAATTAGATTTTGACGATAGAATAGATATCGTGCCAGTTGCAGATCCAAATATATTTTCAACCGCACAAAGAATTACAATGGCACAAACAGAATTACAACTTGCACAATCTAATCCACAGATACACAACCTGTATAATGCTTACAGAAAAATGTACGAAGCAATCGGTGTAAAAGATATTAATCAAATATTACCACCACCTGCACCTAGTGTTCCAAAAGATCCTGCATTAGAACATATTGATGCTTTAGCTGGTAAACCTTTTCAAGCTTTTCCTGGTCAAGATCACAGAGCACACATCACAGCGCATTTAAGTTTCATGTCAACTAACATGGTTAGAAATAATCCTGCAATTATGGCTGCGATACAGAAAAATATTTTAGAACACATATCGATCATGGCTCAAGAACAAGTACAATTAGAGTTCAGAGAACAGATTATGCAGTTACAAATGCTACAACAACAAGCTGCAGTCAATCCACAAGCAGCACAAATGCTACAACAGATGACACAAGAGATAGAATCTAGAAAAGCAGTGTTGATTGCAGAGATGACAGCAGATTTTATGGCAGAAGAGAAGAAAATTACTTCACAATTCGACTCTGATCCGTTGTTAAAACTAAAAGCAAGAGAAGTTGACCTACGTGCGATGGAAAATGAGAGAAAAAGAGACAACGACGAGGCACAAATAGAGCTTGCAAGAGCAAGATTGATGCAATCAAAAGATAATTTTGATGAAAAACTAGAACAGAACGAAGATTTAGCAAAATTACGTGCTGGAGTTAGCCTTGCGAAGTCTGGTGTACAGCAAGCATCGGTTATGATGGAGGATAATTAATGCCTTTGAACAAAAAAGGTAAGAAAATTATGAAATCCATGAAGAAACAGTACGGAAAAAAACGTGGAGAAACTGTTTTCTATGCATCTAAAAATAAAGGTGTTATAAAAGGCGTAGAAAAAACTAAAAAAAGGAGCTGAAATGCAAAGACTTGATAAAATCAAAGAAGTTAAAGTTGCAGAGCAGAGTATTGAAGTAGATCCTAGATCTAAAACTACTGCTGACCAAGCATTTAACTATATTGCAACAGGAAAACCTGAAATGCCAGTAGGCGGACAGAAAAGAATGTTGCCAGAAAAGAAAAGAAACTCTAAGGCGTACTAATGGCCTGGTTTAGTTTAGCAAAACTAGCGTTAAACGCTGGGACGCATATTTATAAAAAGCGTCAAGAGACGAAAATGGCTATGGCGGATGCACAACACATGCACGCTAGAAAAATGGCCGATGGTCAGTCTGAATATCAGGGCAAACTGTTAGAAGCTAGACAATCAGACTGGAAGGACGAATTCATACTTTTGATTTTGTCGGCGCCAATCGCGGTGCTCGCTTGGGCAGTCATAAGTGAAGACCCAACTGCGATGGATAAAGTTAAATTGTTCTTTGAATACTTTGCAACGCTGCCGACCTGGTTCACAAATTTATGGATCCTTGTAGTTGCGAGCGTTTATGGTATAAAGGGTACACAAATATGGAGGAACGGTAAAAAATAATGTCTAAATTATATAACATAGCAAAAAAAGCTTTTTTTGAACCTATCAAAAAAAATTTAAATCCTGGTAAAGCAATTAAATCTGTCAAGACAAATGTTCCTGATACAGAAACAAAAAAACTTGCCTCTAGATTAAAAGTTTTAGAACAAAAAAGTAAAGCTGCTAAATCTATGTTAGATCAAACTAACTTTGAAATTGCAAATCCTAAGTTTGCTGGAGGAAAATTTACTTTTGATCCAGGTAGAAAAAATGTAACAAAAGAGAGTGTAAAAAAAAGAAATGAAGAATCTAAAAAAATTTTTGAACAAGCTGAAGGAAAAGCAAAAGGCGGTAGAATAGGTTATAGACTAGGATCACCTAAAAAATCAAAATTAAAAAAAATACAAGAAGCTTTCAAAACAACACCATCTTTCATGGTTAAAAAAGATAAACCTAAAAAAAGATTGATGGCTAAAAAAGGATCACCAGATCCAAAAAAGAAAAAGAAAAAGAAATTTCCTGATTTAACAGGTGATGGTAAAGTTACATTCGCTGATATCTTAAAAGGTAGAGGTGTAATTAATGGTAAGAAAAAAACT